GCACGTTTGAGAAATGGCTCCCGATCCCCGACTTGAACGGGGGACGGGAAAGTGATCCAGGAGGATGGGCTTGAACCATCGGAATCTAGAATAGGGGCGCCTTGCCCTGCCGGAACCCACCGGTGTCTCCTGGATGAAATGGCGGTCAAGGCTGGGATCGAACCAGCGACAAACGGATTAACAGTCCGTCATTCTACCTCTGAATTACTTGACCAGTGAATCATTATCAAGTTCGGAAGCGATTTGTTTAGCCTCTCTTCGCTTCCGGTGCCACTCTTTCATTCTTTGACGCTGAAGCTCAAGTTTTGCAAGACCTTCAGGAGTTTCAAGCTTTCTCTTTGCAGACTGTCTAACCCCTTCTGCGATATTAGCTCTTCTATCAGAAGAGTGTTTCTTACCGCGTAGAGCGTTTGACATGATCTCGCCGAAAGCCTCTTTCTCAGAATCAGACTTTGAAGACCATGCATTCTTGCATGCTTCGCTAATGTCAGGTCTTTCTCTTCCCTTGAGGTGATCGGAAAGAACCTTCTTGGTCTCTTCAGAGTGAGACTTTCCTCTGAATTTTGAGATACCAGACGAGTTGATCCAATCGAAGCCACCCATACCACCCCTTCTCAGGTTGTAGGTGTCATCTCTCGAAAGAAACTCTTTGTTGATTACTTCCGACTCTCTTTGGAACATCGTTTCAACATCAGGAAAGAACTCAAGAATTGTCTTTTCAAAGTTCTCTACGCCGTGCTTCTCGATAGCCTGCAGGATGATCTTACCTGATCCCAGGTAGCCATCTTCAAGATTGTCTGTCTTGTGAACTCCGACGTAGATTTTCCCGTTCAACTTGTTCTTCACTTCGTAGAGATAGTAGTGCATCTTTGCTCCCACTAATAACTATGCACAATGTGTAGACTAGTTCTCAACTTATTGGAGCAGATGTCGGGATTTGAACCCGATTCTCCAGCTTGGAAGGCTGGGGCAACAACCCATATACCACATCTGCATTGAAAAAACATGGAGACCCGGAGCTCGTACAGCGTCATCAGTCCCGGTTCAGCTGTGCTCCCCATTTGCATGGGATACTGTACACCCGTCGTCCATGTTCAAAGTGGCACCCTCAGCTGGACTTGAACCAGCATGATCCAGTTACGGTACCACGGTTTAGGAAACCGGGCCGGTATGAGGGCATGTTCTATAGTATGTAGATCTAGATCTCTTTACACTCAGAGAGAAAAGATTTACTTCTTTAGGTTCCAAGACTCGTAAACCGCCAGAACTCTGGGATCGACGTCGGTAGGGTCCCTGAAGCGAGAGAAGACTGGGAAGCGCATCTTGCCGTCCACAGTGAACGGAGGTTGGTGCTCACACTCTGCGATCCGCCCAATGTAGGTATCGGGACCCTCCTCCTGGATCTGCTTCTTCTGCGCGTCGGTGTAGCCTCCGCCCACCTTCGTCACCACGCCGTTCTTGGTGAGGACGTGGAAGCCGCCGAACTGGCCAGCTCGCTTCGTCTTCTCGTTCGCCTCGTGCCAGCCAACGATGACACCCTCCTCAGTTGCCACGGGCTTCATCTTCAGGATTGCGTCCGTGCGCTTCCACTGGTAGGGTGTGTCGAGGCGCTTGAGCATGACACCCTCGTATCCTTCAGCGAGGCACTCGTTGTAGAACTCCCGAAGCTCGGTCTCATCTTTTGCTGTGGTGGACTTCACGTAACGGAACGGAGTTCCCTGGACGTCACCGACGATCATCGAGATGTCGAGGAGCCGGGCGCAGTAGTGAGTCTCAGACTTCTGCTGCTGCCAGTCTTCAAAATTAACACAGTCGAAGACGTGATAGCGCATGGTCGAGTCGTCCTTCTTAGACTTAGAGGACATGACCACCGAGGCAGACTCGTTCCAGTCTTCACCCATCACCTCACCGTCGAGGACGATGTTGTCAGCTTCTAGGTTCTTGATCGCCTGGACGATCCTGGGTAGCGTCTCGATCGGTGTGCCACTTCGTGTGAAGAGAGACACATCGCCCCGATTCTTGACTGCGATTAGCCGGAGACCGTCCAGCTTCGCCTCGACACGGACTGGGTAGTTTATCATGTCGACGATTTTGAAGTCACCGTTGACACCCTGCGTGGTCAGAGACTCTGCCAGAGAGACGGCGAAGGGAACAATCGACCCGGGCCAGATCTTGTTGATCGTGGTGGCCGACACGCCGCACCGGAGGTTGCGCCACAGAAGTCGCTCGCACCACTTCTGTCCTAACACATCGAACTGACTCATCGCTGCCTCGACCGCCTCACGGGCCTTGTTGCCCGTCAGCGTGCGGCTGTTCAGAGCCTCGAGGAGCACCATGAAGGTGGAGAGCTCAACATCCTCGTGGTTCGAGTTGCCAGGAAGAGGATCCGGACGATTATACTTCGCCACACCCCAATTCTTCCACGGGTCGAATGCCATCGCGAGGAAGTCGCGGAGTAGAAGGTCGTCCTTGTTGTCGGTGAGAACCTTCTCCTTGAAGAGACGAGAGTTGTCGGACTCAAGTAGTTCGAGAGTTTCGATGACGTTGTTCACTGTGGGCTCCTTGTGTGAAAATTATACACAATGATCATCGTGCATCACGAGAAGAAAGACTATTGATGTGATTAACTGCCCAGTCAACTTCAGTAGAAACAGTTTTTCCATAGTTCCGAGCTTCTTGAGTATCAGTCCACTTTCCAACGAACAGTAGAAGCTCTTGACCTGTCATCACATGACCAATATCTTTTACTCTCTCCAGCGCTCGAAGAGAGGTAGCATCAAATCTAGAAAAGTTTCCAGAATCGTGTGACCTGATGAGCCAGTCGACAAAGGTGTCTCTAGACTCATCAGTGATACCTCCCGTGTATCCCCGCCACTTCACATACTTTGAAATTCGAGATGCAAGAAAAGGAGAAGATGCGTTGTTAATGTGGAGCTGCTTTCTCTCCTCGATCTTGTGCCAGTCAATAGGCATTACAATCTTTTGACCATCAAAAGCAACCATGCAATTGACAAAGTCAAAACGCATCATGCAGCTTTCAATGCTAGGTGCGCAAAGATCTTCCTTGTCAACATACTGAACAGAGACCTGTTGCTGACGAGAAGATCCATAGCAGTCAAAAAGCTGCGCTGCGCTGCCGCCAAAAGATCTCATTCCAGTCTGCATTCGAGTGAGACCGCTAAGATTCTTCAATGCAGCTTCTGCAGCCTGAGTGCTCGGAAAGAAGATGTCAATGTCACCTGCCATCGGCCTAGAGAACACGTATTCTTGCAGAGCCTTTCCAGAGAGAATAGCTCTAATAGCTCCACCTGCAATCCATCCACCGCTCTGTAGGCCAGACCTTACAGCGCTGATCTGCTGAAGGACTTGGAGATCTTCTAGGCCTTGAGCTGAAAGTACAGCTTCGGGGTTAGCTCTAGTGTATTTAACCATCTTATCCTCGATTTGATCATCTTACGTTACATCTCTATGGGTTCACGAGATGAAGGCGTTCCAGAGAATGAACTCCCTGATGCACTGCTCTGTGTCTTTGCAGGACACGATCAAAGATTCATAGTCAGATATGTAACCTGTTTCACTGCATCGAAAGATGTGTGCTTCTTTGCTGTTAACTGAAATTGTAATTCTTTCAGAGATTACAAAGTGTTGATGATCTGATACGAATTGAGTTCGGTAGATGATTGCATCTGTCGCCTCGTGAGGCTGCTTATAGGTTATGAACTTCTCTATCCGCATGTGGTGGGAAGAGCGGGACTTGAACCCGCATGCTTATTAAGCAGAAACTTTTGAAGCTCCCGCGGCTGCCGTTACGCCATCTTCCCCAGAGTGGTGGCCCCTTCCGGATTCGAACCGGAATATCTTTACAGATGGACGATTTTAAATCGTCGATGTCTACCATTCCATCAAGGGGCCATGTGGTTGGGGTGCAAGGATTCGAACCTTAATTCGCGGGGTCAAAGCCCGCTGTCCTACCATTGAACGACACCCCAGAAAGTTGGTGATCCCACCGGGAGTCGAACCCGGCTTGAGAGATTGAAAGTCTCCCGTCCTAACCGATAGACGATGGGATCAGATTTGGTGGGACCAGTGGGGAACGATCCCACGACCTTGGGCTTAAAAGGCCCTTGCTCTACCAGCTGAGCTATAGTCCCGTTAGATTTTTACTTCGAATTGCAGCCATCACAAAGTGTCTTGATCCAGCCGCCTCTTCTTATCATACCCTTGTTACCGCATTGTTCACAAGTTCTAAGGCTCAGTGATTCTGCAAGATTAATCACGCCAGATGCGTAGTCGTCACAGTTATCAACGTAGAAGCGAAGACCACCGAACTTCTCTTTCACCTGAACCGCGACCGGCTGGTGGATCTCATCGAACTCTTCATCTGTCATTGAGGCAAAAGGCTCTGTCTTGCGCTTCCAATTGACGTGATGCTGAATGTTCTTGCAAGCAGCATCAATGATGTCGAACCAGCCGTCACCGTGCTCGAATCCCCAGCACATGCAGGTCTCCTGCATGGATGCATTACGCATCTTGAAGATCTTAGGGTGCTTCTCGCAGAGCTGCTTATCGAGTTCTTCGTTCATATCGATCCTTTCGATCTATAGTATAGACATCAATCGATGCTTTTACAAGCTTGTTGCTACTCCTGAGGGAACTGCTATCTCAACGAAAGGTGCGTAGTAACCCTCAGAGTTAACGTTCCTTGTGTCAGTCCAGATCAACCGGCCGCCCCAGTATGCGTTGACAGTGACGTAGTTGGATCCGTTGTAGACTGAGCCAGGGTAGTCATGGACGTAGACTGAGTATGTGCCACGAGCTGGCGAGTCGATGTTGATGTTCTCGGGGCCGGTGCCCGGGATGTCGTCGAGGTCGAGAATTGGATTATCAGAAGTTCCAGCACTTCCCCACTCAAGACCACCCGTGCAGTTGGCGTAGTAGCAATCTGTAAAATAGTCTGCCAGAGATCCGCCAGGCTGAAGCAAGTGAAGATCCATATCGTCTCCGCTGTGCTCCCAGAACATCTCAACCCAGAGTCCATTACCAGCCGTTGCTGTTAATGTTGCGTAGCAAGGATCAGATGCAAGACCATCGTTGTCAAAGACGATCAGCTCACCGACATACTCTCCTGCGACATCAGGAGAGAAGCCGCGCCGATTAGATGATCCACTCGGCATCGCTGTCGTGGCACCTGGAGGAGACGACACTAGCGTCCACTCATAATCAACTATGGATCCACCATCAGAGTCATAAGAGCTATTTCCAATCCAGTCAGCCGACTCGTGGATGGCGAGGACCTCGACTGGATCGACAGAGCAGACAGCAACAGGCTGAGACAGGGGAGGATCAGTGTCACCTGAGTCGCCGGTGTCGACAATATCTTCAGAGTGTGCTAGCAGAGGCACACGAAGGTTAGGATTATCAGGATCATTAGAAAGAATTTCAAGCTCACCAGTTGTCTCACTCCCGTCTGACGCGTATGTAATTGTTAGTTCTGCAAAAGAGTCTGTCTCGTAAAGACCTACAAGCGGTTCAACAAGAGTAAAAGTTTCTCGCCCAGAGCCGATCTGCATTGCAGTGACATTGAGTGTTGCATCTCCCGTAGAGAACATGGATACGATCTGCGTAGAAGTTTCTCCGACTGAGACTACTCCAAAGTCGACCGGATTAGGATCCACCTGGATCCCTGGAACTCCCTCTTCAGGAGGATCTTTAATCGGATTTATTGTACTGTCCATACATCCGTTTTCAAGAGGCAGTAGCGCTAGAAGAAGCAGTGACCTTGGAAATCTCATTTGATCCTCTCTGTTATCTATTGATCATTGGAATCATTGCTCATCTACTCAGGCTGTACAACAGAAGAGATTCCAATCAGCTGAGAGAACATGAACCAGAATGTGTGACCGCTCGGAAATCTAATGAGTGCTCTTTTCTTGTCAGTGTCAGTAAAAACGACAATTGCGTACTTGCCGCTAAATCCCGGTGCATCTATAAAAGGATGAATTTCAACTAAGTCTCCCGGGTGGTGCACTATTAGCTCCGGATCATTAATTCTCAAAATTACATATACATCCAAAGATATTTAAAGAAAGGAGAGAGTACAATGGAACCAACAAATGAACAAGCCCCTCCAGCACTTCCCGAGGCTGCTGGAGCAGCGGAAGCTGTGCATGAAGAGCAGCCTGCAACTCCCGAGCCTGCAGCAGTAGTTGCTGTCCCAGAGAAAGAAAAGAATGTAGAGAACTACCCAAGTCTGTATGACACAATCCCAACAACGTTCGGAGCAATCGTCCTCGGCGTAGGAATCATCGCAGGAATCCAGTGGATTGTCAGAAAGATCTTTGAGAGGGAGAAAGCTGAACACAAGGCTCTAACGCAGTTTGTAACCTCGATGTTTGCGTTGATAGCAGGTCTCTGGGTTGCTGATAAGCTTATTGCAGGCCCCGATACAGAGCTCCTGCTACCAGGAGAGAGCACGTCAGTCCTTACTTTCATCAAGGACATCACACTCATGGTCTTCAGCTACTACTTCGGAACAAAGGCAAACGTTCCGCCTGATGAGCCTCCAGCACCTACCAGCGAACATGAGGGAGGTGTCTGATGGATAACGCAGCAGATATCATCAGTGCAGCAGGTGGTGGAAACATCTACGCCGTTCTCGGATTGGCTGTATCAGGTGCTCTTGGCAAGTACGCCTGGGACTTCTACAAGAAGAAGGCGGACCTCAACTTCAAGGCTAACGACAACGTCCGTAAGGATGTCAAGGAGGAGAAGTTCCTCGATCGTAAGGAGCGGAACGAGTATAAGGACGACCTGAAGGAGCGAGTGGCAGCTCTTGAGGTGAAGCTCGAGGCGGCTGTACAGGCCAAGGAGGACCTCCTCGAGCAAGTAGGTGATCTTCGTGCGAAGCTGGCTAAGATTGAGACGAAGCTCGAGATCCTCCTGGCGGGAGGAAAGGTGGCACCTGAGCCACCAACTGAAACTCCTGTGGCAAAGAAGAAGAGCGCGTCACCAGTTCCTCCTGCAAAGAAAGCAGGTAGGCCAAAGAAAAATGCCTGATTGCATCATTAAATCGGGAGAGTCAGTTGATCCGGCAGATCCTCGCCTATCTGATACTGCTTGTATGATAGAGACAGGAGTTATCATCAGGCCTCCACCTGATCTTGCAGTTGCGTACGAGCCTGTCGTTAAGTCGCAAAAGAAAGTCTCTTTGCCCCCTGCAGTGCCAAAGATTGAATCTCAGATCATAGAAGTAAAACCTGAAAAGCCCGAGGTGGCAGTTCCAGAGACCGCGGCGGTTGTATACACGTCTGTCCCAGATCTTCCACAGCCTGTAGACGTGGAAGATCCTGGGATCTTGAATCCGACAACTGCGATGATAGCTGTTGGTGCTGTCTTGGCAGTCGCTGGAACTGCTGCTGCAGGATCAGCTTCGGGCGGTCTCTCATCTCTGCAGACGAAGATCGCATCTGTGTTCGGAACTTCAAAAGGTGCTATTGCAACAGCAACAGTCGTGACAGCAGGCACGATAGTAGCAGTGAAGGCGATTGAGAAGAAGATGAACACTCTTGAGCAAGATCTGGAGAAGACGAAAAAGGAGGTCGGCAACGCCGCCTCCTCAATCGATCGAATCGATGCTCTTCTCGATAAGCTAGGGAACTGATACGACGAATTCGACACGGCGGTTTCGGGCATGTCCCTCCGCCGTGTCGCTTGCGTCTATCGGTTTGTCTGCTCCGGCAGCCTCAATTGAGATCCTCGAGGAATTGACCCCCTTCGATCTCAGGTAATCTGCAGTGACCTGAGCTCTGCGGAGCGAGAGGTCGAGAAGGTCACCCTGCTCTTTTCCGTCTGCATAACCAACCACCTTGATGTTCATCTTCTTGCGGATCGCAAGGACAGAAGCCACTCCGTCGAGTGTTGTCTTTCCGTTCTGAGTCAAGGAACTGTCGTTGCTATGAAATCCAATTCCGGGCTTTGTCTCTGCCGAGACAGTTTCCTCGATCCGGAAAGTGATTACACTTCCCACGGGAAGGATGCAAGATCTCATTGCTTCGCTCAATTCTGTGACTGTGATGGGCTTCTCAAAGTGACAGACCTCGGGCTCTTCTGCTAAAACTCGTCCGATGAAAAGCCACCACATCAGATCCTCTTATCGAAGAAGTCGTAGCAGGTCTTCTGCTTCTCAGCAGGCATCTTCTCACAGATCTCCATCATCGTCCGCTTGTTGCTGATGTTGGAGATCTGCTCACACTCAACGCCTGAAGTCTTAGCGTCAATTCCGCGACTCTGCATTCTGCAGAACATCTCGCGGCACAGAAGGTCACCGTTCTTCTCAATGTGCTCTGCAGAGCAAGCCACCTTCAGAAGATCAGGTGCTGTGAGGTTGTTGGCCGGCTTGGTGAGATCATCGACGACCTCGCCTGCTGCCTTCACGCCTGCAACTGCTGCAGCTTCCTGGACGATCTTATCTCGGTCATTGCCGACCTTGATCGCCACGCCTGTTGCTGCGCCGCCACCAATTATCAGCCCACATAGAGCTGCAATAACGATTATTGTCATGTTCATCTCTCCTCCTTCGGGCTAGGCGATCTTAACACCGCGGACTGAAAGGGGAGTCTTGAGATCCCAGTTTCCTTCAGCCATCAGCTTCTCAAAGGTCTCCATGCGGTAGATGGTCCTCTGGACGAGAGGATTGCTATTACCCAGGAGCCAGGCCTTGCGAGCTGCGACATAGGCCTTCACCCACGCCTTCTCGTCTCCGCCGTTGGCAGGAGACTTCTGGGGAAATGCAGCTCTGTGCGTCGCAACTCTTCCAGGACCGCTGTGGATGCAAGTGTCATAGATGACTGCGTGTCCAAGTGCTGTGAGGAGGCCGACCTGCTTTGCCTGATTTACTGCAGGGTTCCAATAATTCTCATCGAAAATGACGTCCTGAGCTGCGTGCATCTTGGGATCCTTGCCTGCTTCCTTGAGCAGAATAACGAGGTCCTTGGCCCACTGAGGAGCCGTGGCCATGGTGGTGTTGGCAGTGCCGTTGGCTGCAAGCTTCTCGACGTAGGGCTGAAGCTGAGATGCGTGAGTTCCACCCTCAGCGATGTACTTCTTGACGATCTTGTCGAGAGATCCTGCTCTGTCTGTCGCCTGGTGCTTGCCATAGCTAATTCCTGCACCATCAGCAAGAATTGTACAAGTAGAATAAGAAGCTGCTGTTGGAACCTTACCTGTCTCAAATATAGACAGGATGCAATCTATAACGTGCTTCTGCTCTGGTGTAACTGACATGAATTTAAACTCCTCCAATCTCTAAATATGAATGAAAGAGTCTTGATCTTCTCAATATCTTTTAATCAAGACCTTCTGGATTCCAGTCATGGTATCTCATTGTCTTAGGGTCTCCCTGCTCAGGTCTTGACATACAGCTCTGTTTAAGCATCTCATCAGCTTCATCGAACTTTCCTTGATCAATAAGCTGTAGAACAATGAACTCTATCTCTTCTTTTGTTATTAGATTCTTCATCCGACGATCTTCTCCACTTCATCTTCGTATGCGATCAGCGTTCCTCCCGATATGTGATCTAGAATAATCCACTTGTTCCCGTACTCATTGTGCTCCATGAAGTTTAGAACCATAAAAACCTTGCCTGTGTACCGATCAGACCAGCTGTCCCCAATAGAGATAACAAGATCACCTGCCTCGAGCATGCTGAATCTCTCTTAGCATCACGTCATGGTGTTCTTCACTGATAAAATAGCCAGCAGGCATTGCTCTTACAGTTCCATAAGAGTCCATTACAACAAGCTGTTCAGCATACGGTGATCCTCCGAACATCGGGATCTGCTTGCTTTGAATGACTTCGATGACCAGCAAGGGAGGATAGTTGCTCAATGTCCAGTCACCCGTCTCTTCGTCAGGCCATTCTCGCAAAAATACAAGATCACCCGCTTTTATGGTCTTATCAGTTACACTTTCTCGTAGCATTCCATCTCCCAGACCCATCCAAGAAATCCTTGACACAGAACTGTGAATCCGTCTCTCTCAGGGTACTTCATGACAATTAGAGCTATCTCTCCGTTAGGAACCCAGTGAGAGGCCTGATCATCAAGGAGAGACTCTATCTGTGTGCTCTTCAGTTCAGGGATACAGCTCCTAAGACGCACCAGATCACCGGGTTTCATCTCTTTCGCTATACGCTTTCTCATTGATTATAATCTATGAATCAGTTGTAGGTTTTACAGGCAGTGACGGGCGATGCGTATCATCGCCCAGCGAAACTCTTCTTGATCCTGCATTTACCCACACGCTCCTGTTTTTGTTACAATAGACGCGACCTGGCTAGGCTCCGGCAACCTGAGACAGGATGCTGTGCAACTTGCCCGGGTGGAGGTCGGGAAACTCGTAGATCCCGAGCCGCTTCCACTTGACAATGCCGGCGTGGCTGAGGGCGTGCGCGATCCACTGCGAGCAGTACCACTTGCCCTTGCCCTTCACGATGACTGGGAGCACCTGTGATAGGAGCATCCCGATCCAGTCGTAGCCGTCACCGGTCGTCTCTGAGATGAAGTCCTTGAGCGCGTGGAGCTCCTCGGGCGTCACCATGAAGTCGAGGTAGTCCCACTCGTCCTCGGGAACATGCGTGCGGACTCTCGCTGCCACTCGAGTAAAAAGGAACGGCGAGATCGAGACCCATGTATCACCGTCGAGGATGATCTCAGCGTGCGAGTACGGACTCTTCGTCCACCAGCGGATGAACCTGTGGTGCCACTCGTTCTTGTCACCCTTGAAGAACGCTACCCTGATCTTCTCTGTCTTCCTCATCAACCCTCCTCATGCGACACTCTGGATACTCGATGACAATACCACCGACCAGGACCTTCAAGTAGGGTATCGAGACCCTGTAGTACCTGTCAACTACAAGCCCTAAACCATTGGGTGTCCACTTGATTTCATCCTGGAACACCTCGCGCCCCATGACGAGGTCGCCCGGTAGGATGGTCACTTGATCTCGTCAACAGACTCCTGGATCGCGTCGTTCCAGTCAGTCCGGAGCTTAATGAGCGGGTTGAAGTTCGCCTTCTTACGCTCAAGGACCAGTGCGCTCTGAGGCTTTTGTAGGATACCTTCGATCTCCAGGTCTTCGAAGTCGATCTCAGTCTTCGACTTATAGACTACCTTCTCATCATCTTCACCAGCCCAGGCCCGAGATCCAACTAGAGAGATTGCTACCACTGCAAGAATTTTCTTGAACATTTCTTCTCCTACTGAATCTTATGTATGAAGATGTGCGGGACCAGAAGTCGACTGCTCCCAGAGACGCACCAGAAGTAGCGAGTCTCGTGAGTGTCTTCTTTTGAATCCACCACCTCTGTGACAAAACCAGTCGAGCCCTTCTCGATCTTGATCTTCTTTCGGAAGTCTTCTCGCATCTTCTGCTTCTGCGAGTCCCAGAGAGAGACGTGTTCCTTGAAACCATAGGGCATCTCAACGCCTTCACAGTCCCAGGGCTCAAACCTAACTAGATCACCTACACTTATCGTTTCAATCACTTGATCTCCTTCATTCAGATTTTTTGGTAGACAGAGATCTCTTCGCAGGAGAACTCATCGACGTAGATTGAGATGACCTTTCCTCCAACGACCACCTCAATGGCGTCGTTGGACCTGTCATGGTGTGAGACAAATCCGATCTGACCCTTAATGTCGTCAAACCAGTCTTCACCCATGAACTTGACCAGCGCTCCTACTGCGTAGGTACTGAACTTCTTCTCTATGTCGGTGGGCGATACCATGACCCTATGGTACACCATGACTAGTTGCGTTCACGGGAGCTCTTCTGAGGTATCGTCTTCGATCCGCTCTACTGCATCTACTGGGACTACGAGGCGCTTAGAGCCGACCATGACGATGAGCATTGGATCGTACGATTCATTAGCACCCTCTCCGAGCATGTGTGCGTAGGTAATTCTGTCGATAATGACGCCTAGCTTGCCACAGCTATCGCTCCAGCCGGCATTGATCTGAACAAGCATACCAGGCCTGAGGTTACGGAAGTCGCACATTACAACTTTCTTGTCTGGCATTACTCAAGCCTCATGAGATCGTAGTCGTCCCACATGTGTTCAACTTTATCACCCCACGCGATTGCCAGAAAACCGTTGTTGTCTCTTTCAAGAACTAGACCTACCTGTGTATATCCCGTTATATTGATCGGATATTTTCGACTGACTAGATCGCCTGGATCAATCCTGTCGCGTGGCACGGGTTTACTTAAGATCACAGATGGCACTGTGAGATGTGTTGGTTGTCTCACCGTCAGCCCACAAGATAAGAGCTTCAGGATAAAGCTTGGGATCCTTGTTATCATAAGACAACCAATCGAGCGTCCAGCGAGTCTTCAAGACAATGCCCACGTGCTTGTTCACATAGTGTGGTGTGTACCATCCGGGTTCTGCGTCAGCATCAGGATGCTTAACCCATTGAACAAGTTGACCTGGCATCACAGTGGGCTCTCCAGATCTCTGGTAAATGCTGGGTGGGTCATTAATCGGCCAGTTTCGACGCTCGTGATAAAGTGATAATCGTTCAGAACCATCGTACAGACCGTCGGTTGGGATCAGCATGTAAGCATCCTACTCCGGGTTAGAGACTACTACACGAGAGACCTATTGACCAGTTTTCTTCCTGCTCCAGATTCTCTCAAGAATCCTAAGAAGCTCATACGAGATGTTTCCAAACATAGAACTATGTATTAATCTGATTTGACTTCCTGAAACCGCCAGCGTCCATGACCTTCATCGCACAGGCAGCGACTAGTCAGATCGATGATTGGAGTGATCGACCTCGATGGTGCACACGCAGCAGCACACTGGTTGTCGAAAGACCTAGAATTTCCTACTGCGTATAGACTATAGCTTAGGAACCCAAACATCATGAGCCACAAGCACACATTAATGATCTTCTCGAGAGTGTCGTCGTTCATATTCACCTTCATGAGTCTTGTGGCTACATCATACCATGATCTTCACGCAGTGCACGAAAAACTTCGCTTCTCCACGTGCAGACACGACAGAGTCTATCAGCTCTGCACTCGTAGGTAAATTCTCCAATCCTCGAGACTTCACACGGAGCAAGTAAGATAGATTGCTGTAGATCATATACAATTGCAGCAAGCCTCTCGACAGCCTGCCCCAGCGTCGTTCCTGGAATCCAAATAGAATCATCAGATCCGTATCGAAGTGCGCTTCTAACGGCTTCTAGCTGAGAGGTGAGGTCTTCGAGGTCTTTCGGACCCCACTGCAAGGTAACTCTTGGATCGATCACGCTACCAGTCTCCGTCCCAGCCTTTTTCAGCGCTACTAAAGTCTCCTCGAATTCTTCGTCCTCTGCGGTTATAGAGAACAATCTTCTCTTTTCCGAGAACGATCTCCCATCTATCTTTGCAAATCTTCCTAAGACTATAGGGACCGTAGCCGTCGATACCTACAAACTCGTCTTTCCCATAGTGGAGATTGGAGTGCTCAGGATTTAGGACTCTAGATTCAGAGCTAGAGGAAATCTTATCAACAAGATCTAGAAGGTACTTTACCTGCTCAGGTTCAAAGTCTGTCCACCCGTCTTCTAGATGTTTGCGTATCTCTTCAAGCTTGCTCATCTTCCTCCTCCCACCCATCAATTATCTCTGAATCGACAACTTCGTCCCAATCTGTCTCGTCACCCCAATCGACGTCGTGGATCAGTTTCTCAGGATGGTGTTCATCTTCGGAGCAAGTAACGTATGCGGTTCCCGTCTTCCTAACAGTAATTGCATGTACAACAATTCTACCCATCAGAAAGCATCCCGATCGAAGAAGTTACCCCAGCGATTGCCAGCAGGCCGCTCCTCAGTGATAGTCACCACGAAGTTGTGACCCGCCTCGGTCACCTTAAAGATCATAGTGCCTGTCTGGGGGTCAACCTTATAGAGGTGCTCGTTCTTGACGATGATCTCGATGGTGTCATCTTCATCCTCTTCACCCGGGATTCCGGCGGCTTCGTCATAGTTGTTGACGCGACGGCTCTTCTTCCCAACACTGCGTGACACACCAACCTCAAGCGCACCGTTATTGTGGTATCCGCCCTGAAGTGAGATGAGCGGCGAGCGCGTCAGAGTTCCTCCGTATTTAAGGTTCCATGTAGCACCACGTTCGTCCGGCGTCTCCACTTTGACAACCCACTTCATCCGTGCGCCAGTTGCTGGCTTCACGTTGAGGATGTCCAGCGTGTCCTCGAAGTCCCCGCCGTAGCGGTTGAGCTCATCAACCAGCGTCTGGAGCATGTCGAAGTTGAACTCATCACAGACCGTGCAGAGCATGGTGATCTTATCGGCGTAGCTCTTGTCACGAAGTTGATCAGCGCAGTATTCCTCGACGAACTCCTTCTCGAGACTCTCAAAGCCAATCGCGTAACGGAGACGACTAGGTCGATTATGGAAGAACCCCTTCACCTTGTACTTGTCATTGCAGGTGATGATCATCAACTTGTCTCGGACAGTGTAGACTCCGTCGAAGAGCGTGAGTATCGCCTCCTGGTCTTCCTCGTTATACACCTTTTCGAACTCATCAAAGAGGATTACGGCCTCTTGTTCGATGCCTTGCATGGTCCGCATGAAGCGGTCATCAGTGTATGCCGCGTTGACCACGATCACGGGAAGACCCGACTTCTGCGAGATGTGCTTTGCCAGGAGCGTCTTGCCGGAGCCCTTCGTGCCACTGAGGAAGACGCCCACTTGCGTACCGGGTTGACGGTTCTCGAATGTCTTCAGAACACGCGCACTGTGCCGCTCGGTCTTCCCATAAAGCTTCTTGGGCAGGATGAACTGCTCGCCCTCCTCTAGGAAATACTCACCAGAGAGCGGGTTCTTGCAGACCGTGTAGCAACCTGCGGGCAACCTTTCACGAACGTCCATCCGTGCGTTAGGAGTTAGAGACCACGCGTTGCCATGCTTAAGGAACTTCATCATTCTCTCTTTGTGTTAGGATCTTACGGGTTGTCGTTTTGATTTACAAGTTCGTAGGGTAACTCGATTAGACTTGTCAAGGAAGTGTCACGATACTCGATATTGCTGTTGTGTAGGATCTTCATGTGCCAGTGATTGGGCCTGACGACTTCTGCAAGCGTGAGTGTTCCTGGCTCGATTATTTCGAGGAACAGGCAAACACCTCGAGGCATGCCAGAATGATCGATCAACTCATATAGTTGACCAGGCACGTAAAGTTTCTTGATGCTCATGGAACTTGCAATAGAAACCTGCCAGGAACAGATAGCGCCTGACCGTCGAGCAGAACTCGGTGGTGTGGTTCGAAGTCACTATCACCCTCGTGTGTGATCATCTCCACGACCATTGCAGTGCGACCGGAGCTGAGCGGTACTCTGATCACTTTACCACTAAGTGGCGAGCCGTCAGTGTCCACGCTGATCCGGCCCGACCACCCGAACGGCTGTTCATCCCCGAAAGAAGCAAGATGGACCAGGTCGCCCACTTTGATCATAAGTAAATCGCCTCCACTAGAGTATCATACCCTGGTGGAGGTCGTTTACACGATCAAACCCGAATCAGATCAACTGCTTAGACTTCACGCATGAGGTCGCCAACGGGCACCTCAAAGAGCTGGTTCTCATCGCCGTTCAGAGCAATGACAGCGATGAGAGACTTCGACATCGCGCCGCCAGTCGAGTTCGTCTTAATAGCAACCTCTCTCAGTGCCAGCACCTTGCCTCTCATCTTTCCATTGTAGACGTGAAAGACTCTATCGCCTTGCTTAATCATTTTTCATCAACCTTGTCTCTACATATATCCAAACTGCAATCATAGTAATCGTCACTGTTGATAGAATCGGCATCACCCACTTGTTTCCCTCTGAGTCGAAGGTGAGCCACATGAGAAGGTTGAAGAAAGAATTGACAAGAAACACGATGTCACCTGCTAGTGCCTACACGACCGATCTTGCCGTCGGAGAGGATCTTCTTCACGTCCTTGCCGAGGTCGGTGACGCCCTGCTTGAACGGCTCGATGAACACGTACGCCGCTGCCACGATGGCGATGACGATCACGCTGATGAGGAGCATGTACTCGACGGTGGACTGACCCTCTTCGTCTTTTAGAAGTTCTTTGATCATTTAGAATCCATTGGTTGCTGGGTTGTAGAAGACCTTTCCTGTCACGTTGGTGGTCTTGGTGATCGTCGCAGTCGAGTGGTTGAACGACATGACATCACCTCCACCGCTCTCGCCGAATTGAATTCGGATCGGGTAATAGACACCGGCTGTGAGAGCGGAAGTCCCAGAGACCTCGACAGGACCATGGAGACCACCGTTGTTAATGGTCGCATTAGCTGTGGTGAAACCAGAGAGCGCGTTGCTTCCTATCCACAGGTACGACGCATCGTCAGAATTCAGGAAGAACGTGTAGGTCTCAGTTGTCGTGGGCCGGAAATATCCGAGCCATTGCATACTGAAGGATGATCCATCATCGGTGTTTGGCTCTTCGATGACCGTCGTCTGGACAAGAGTGGCAGTGGCTGTGGCGGTAGCGAAGAAACTGACGGAGTCAGCGAAGTAGCCCGAGTAGGTCGTCCGAAACAGACCTGCGGAGTAGACGATTGCTGGCGCTGGAAATGAGGAGAGCGGTCCTGCAAAATTTGAAATTCTTCCGTACATTAGACTCCGTACCTGCTGCGATCAGCCTGGAAGTTAGCTGAGACCTGCGCTGCCGAGAGAGCTGTGTTGTAGACCTGGAGGGCTCCGAGTCGCATATTGGAGAAAGTTCCGTCGCCTAAGTTTGTTATGGTGGCGTGGGCGATGGCGTAGTGCAGTGCTAGATTCCCACCATCGTTGTAGGGTGTTGATCGCGTTATGGTGGGGGAAGTAACGGCAAGCGCACCGTTGACATATCCTCGCAGGACCGATCCATCGAACGTGAAACCTGCGTAGTAC